GAGTACGAAGTTGCCCTGCACCTGTACCCGATACAATGCGTACCTGTGAGTTAATCCATTGGGATGCAGTCCATGTCTTTGTGTTATTTACAAGCGTTGTAGCGGTTGCTGATGTTGCCGTACCGGATGCAAGTGCCACATAATCTTGATCATACCATGAAGGCGTTGCTATTAGTTTACCATCCGTTGCAATAGTTGCAGCTAATCCGGTTTGAGATAGCGTAGTCCATGTGTTTGTAGCATAATCATATTTACGGAAAGAACCTGATGCCAAAGTACCCGAACCCAGTACATACCATACCGGGGTACATAAACGATATACCGTTGATGCAGAAAATGCCGATGCCTGCGTAGCTACGGTTATAACTGCGTTAGTTCCGATAGTATTTGAAACGATTTGCAACGTAACCCCTGCATTGGGTCCGGATAAGATGTGTATTGAATACCCCGCAAGTGAACGGGCTATAGTTTGGTTCGTTGTAATTGTAGAGGTAGTACCTGCCGTTGCGGTCAGCGATGCGGCAATCGTTGAACCTGTTGACCATGCCCCGGCGGTACATGCCGCCCCTGCTGCCAAAGTACCTGCAAGCGCAGGCGAAGGAAGTTGTACCCATCCATCATCATTCGGGTTGTATAAGTATGCAGTTGCAGTACCCTGCACGTACAACTGATTCTGTTTAAAATGCCGGGAAGATGCAATCATTGCACCTGCTGCTGATGCTACAGGTGCCGGGGTTACTTGTTCCCATCTTTTTAAATCAAGTATCTGTCTATTTCCGTTAGTAGTTGGCATTATGTTACGTTTATATTTCTTCTTAAATTATCGGCAGTCATTCTTTCAAAGGATTGCACTTGGGAGTTCGCGGCCACACCACCTATAGTTGCAAGGTTGGTGATGTTCCAGGTACCGGATTGGTTAGCAGATACCGTACCCGATACAGGGGAAGTAACACCGGAAGGATCCACAAGCATCCTACCTGTTAATGGGTTTACTTGTGCAAGTCCTATGGTACGGGTGAGTGATTGTATAGCCATCCGCATGGCTTCGATGGCTTCCATTAATTCCTGCGCGCCTGTTACGGGTAGAGGGGTAGTTTCGTTTACATCGTTAGCAACTCCATCCGTACCCCATACAGGCTTCACCCTTTGATATTGCACTCCGCCAATATCATCTGTGGCGATCATCTTACCGCTCCCCTCTGTATATCCTACGTTATCTGCCATGTTATTGTAGAGTTAAAAGTCCATTAACTTGGTCAAAATCAACCGTTAAAGATTCACCCGAAAGCAGGGTGATGCTGCTGCCATAATCAAACCACCCGATGAGCGGCCCACCTGCTGCGGTAGAGTTGTAAACCACCACATAGCGGAATGGCCCTGTGCTACCACCTGTTGAAGTGAGGGTAGTATCGGCCACCACTAACTTATAAAGCCCACCCGATTGAGCAGATGAAGTAGTGGTTAAATTTCGTGTGGATAAATTCGTGTAAGTGATTTCGGTAATGTTTGCAAGTACACTATTCGCAGCCGTTGGTGCTACGTTAGATAGTGCAATGGTTAGCTGATTGCTCCCGAGATTGTGGGTGCCTTCCGCTACTGCTTCCACAAATGAATCGAATTTATTGAAAGTTGCCATCTGTAATTATTTATGCAAATTTACTCATAACTTTTCGATTTCAGCACCCCTGCAATCTTACGGGCAATGCCCCACTTATTCGCCTGGTAGAGTTTCATGTCAGTAAGGTTGGTGATGAAGCATACCTCTATCAATACCGTTTCTGCATCCGCTTTCATCCAAGCCAAAGACCTTCGGGCGGTTAGTTTCTCCGGTCTAATTCCCCTATCCTTAAAGCCAACGAAAGCAAATATCTTCAGCAGGTAACTTGCAAGGTCTTGCTCAAATTGACTTGCATTATCGGGTACAATTACCTCACTCCCCTTTGCCTCCACGTTTGCAGATGCGTTCCAATGGATGTCAACGAGTATATCCCTTTTGCTGAACTTACCACGCAGCCATGCAAGGGTTTGTGATAGTGCATTTGTATTGCTATCGGTAAGAGGCTCTATGCCCTCCTTTTGCAGTTCAGCAACTACCATATCCCGTAATTCAATGGCTAAATCACGTTCGATGTAGTTATTACCGGATGCACCGGGATCTGCTCCACCATGCCCGGCTGATAGGATTATTTTTCTTCCCATGACTTATAGATTAGAAATGCTATAATACCTACGATTGATAACGCTAACCAAAAAGGCAATCGTTTAGCTTCCTTGTTGCGATATTCCGACTGACTGAAAGCCGTTACGCTGCCCGTTGCCTTTACGCTATCCTTTCGGATGCCGTTGATAACTTCTTTACTTGAAGCCTTTACATTCTCATAGATTATCCTTTTGCGCAGGATGGGAACGGTTGTATAGGTGGTATCGAATAACTCTACCGTCTTGGTTTGAAACTCAATCCATTCCTGAAGTGTACGGGTAGTATCTACTACCGATACTCTTAATGTATCGTATTCGTATATGGTCAGCGTTTCGGTTTTTCCCCTTGCTTTGTTTACTGAATTGCAGGATAGCAGTACTAATAGTACCAATATTACAATGAAAACAAACGGGAACCAATTATAGTTTTTGTTCTGGCTCATCTGTAGCTGCATATTGTTCACCATTTGCGAGTAGTGCGGAGAATACCTCCAATAGAGTTGGCAGGAAAGCGATAATAGTTGCCACGCTTGCCATTTGATGGTCGTTGAGTTTGAATATCTGAAATACCGCCAACACGGTAGGGCCGGATAGTAACCCGATAACCCTCTTTGATTTGCGGTACCATTTAGGTGCCGGCTTGTTTACGTTGGTTAAACTAAGATTTGTCTTTCCCATTTCTGTACTTATTTATGTTCACGAATATTGTAACGAGTGCGCTTGCAATGGTGCAGTAAGTTGCCAAATCCGATGCGGTCAAATGGCTGAATACCCATAAAAAAATAGTTACAAGCAGTCCATTGATTCCTGCATCATTTGTTGGCTGATCCATGTCTTAACGCATATTTATAGAATGATTCAAATACTACACCCCAAACGAACCACATGATGAATATATCAAGCCACCCGAATACGGGAGTGTAGAAATGTACTGCTGCAAATAAAGATAGCAGCATTGCCGTCTTTGCAATATGCCAAGCATCGAAGCGCATCCAATTAAATGTCAGTTTAACGTACTGCCATGAGATAGATGGGTTCCACCATTTAGCATTGTACTTGCTGAATATTGACTTATCAAAGTGCCACAATAACACATCCATTACGGCATTGAAGAAGGCGGCTAATATGATGAATAGATAGGATGTCATTAGTTAGATATTATTTTCCAGTTTGCGCCATCCGAAATAATGTGAACTCTTGACCATTGCGTTGCAAGTGATTGAGTGGTTGCACCGTCAATGGTCTGTGTTCCGTTAGGGTCAACGGTTATCGTACCTGTTCCGCTATTCTTTATTATCAGTATTCTTCCCGTATTACCTACTGCGGTGAATAGGTTAACGGTGAATGTTCCTGACGTGCAATCAATGAAATAGTCGGATGTTGTTGCGGTGTATGTTGTAGTACGGGCAAGGTATCTTTGTTTTATCCCTTCAGCAGATATACTACCTGCTATTTGCACTACATCTGTTCCTGCATCTGTTGTGGTGTTTACAAGTAATTTAGCACCAAGTTGTGTAGGGTCAATAATTACATTGCCTGCACCGGTAACTCTTAATCTTTCGTTTGAGTTTGTAAATATTTGTGCGTTATTGTTTCCGCTTGCGTTTAATGTTAATGTAGTTCCAAGTATTTGCAGGGGTGCAGTAGCTGATATGTTTTGATTCGTTCCTATGAGTGTTGCAGTAGTTCCATCTTGATACATTCCTATTCCTGCATTTGCACCAAGTGAAATGTTGAAAGGATATGTGTTTGCCGTTGTTCTCAATGATACGTTGCCTGATGTGGTTGCTGCTTGTAATCCTGCCGTAATTAATGCACTCCCACTCACCTGCAAAGCATCTACACCATTATCAGTATTTGTATTGATTAGAGTTCTACCATTAACGGCTAATTTAGCAGCAGGGGAGGTGTAACCTATACCTACGTTAGCAGAAGAAGTAATATCTAATGCTCTGGTATTACTTGCCCCAACAAAGAATGTATTTGATAGTGCATAATTTGATTGACTTATATATGATGCTGTTGACCTATTATAAGATTGAATTAATACACCTCCACCTACTCCGCCCGTTGGGTCTAATTCTAATCCATTTGCTCCTGCATTACTTATAACTAATTTGTATGCTGGACTTGTCGTACCGATACCTACGTTGCCGTTATCTTGGAAAGTCATTTGTGGGGTAAATGTGCTACTTTGATATTTACCTATATTAAATTTCCAACCTGTGCCGTCAGTATGATAGAAAAGATTTCCTCTTTCGGGTGATACCGATGTGCCTACATTAAATCCTACGCTGCTATTACTTGCTGCACTTGCTACTTCAAGTTTACCTATCGGACTTATCGTACCTATCCCGACTGCCGTTCCATTATCAAATATCTGTGAGTTACCTATAGCACTTGATGAAGTAAATTTAGGTATGTAATTAGTAGTACCACTACCTGCAATACTACCACCACCACCACCCACACGCATCCAAGTCCTTTTATACTTGACATAAAGCGAACTATCAGCAGGTCTAATCAGTATCTGCGAACTATCAGCACTCACCCCTGCGGCGGTGTCCTTAGTAGGAATACCGATACCATTCACATAACGTACTTTGCTTCCTGTTTGCTGCCATTGTGCGGATGCACCAACAGATAAAAGCAATAACAATCCTATTATAAGTTTTCTCATATTATGTATTTATTGTACTAAAATTATAATTTTTTCACCTGCAAAGAACGGCACATTACTATCAACGGTCAGCGTACCACTACCCACAGTCCACACTACACCTGTACCCGGTGAACCGCTATAAGCAATTGTTTCAAACGATGTACCACCCCGTGAGCCGTATATCATTGTCTTACCTGCCCCACCCGGTATAGCTATCGAAGTCTCCCCACCACCTGCCGTATATTGCAGCACCTGTGTAGTTGTACCCTGTATAACGATGCCTGTCGGCGTTACGGTCGTTCCTGCTAAACTATACACCCCCGTACCCTGATAACTTACCTGATACGTTGCGATGTCCTTATTTGCGCCCGTAATGGTGAAAGATTGCAGCCATGCCAAACCCGATACTATCACCAATCCCCCTGCCGTGCCATTGTCAATAACAAACTTCAGCGATACCAACTCTCTGTTCAGTTGGCTATTGAGCATAAACAGGTAGGAATAGTCATCCAATACAACAAGTCCATCCGCTTGAATAGACCATGAAGCGACATCGGGCCGGGATTCTCTGAACCAGGCACTACTGATATTGGTAGTTTCCATTGCATCCACCTCTACCGAAAAGGTGCAAGTCCTTGCACACGCAATGAGATTATCGGTCATTGCGATTGAGTTGTACCTGTAAAGGTTGAGTTTTTGTCCGGTTACTGGTGTCATCTTTTATCGTTTCGAGTGTACGTTTCGGAAATTGAGAATGTAAGTACCGCATTTGCTATCTGTAACCCGATGCCGTTAATTGTGTTATTCACATAATCAATCGTACAAGCACCTAACACAAACCTTGCCCCACTTATGCTTATCTTTCCCGAAGGATCACTCACTGCAAAGTTATTAACTAAACCTATAACATAATTATCCGACTGATTGAATAACCCGTATTGACTAAATTGAATGTTAACCTGTGGCTTACTGACTATGTTATAAGCCTGTGATAATAAAAGATTCGCTAATGTGTTGTAAGTAGTTGCCGGTGTCCCATACCTATAAAAGTTAACAAGTGCTACGTTACCGGATGTAAGTAATGATTGAGATTGTGTACGGGATGCGCCAATAAATCCATCTTGATAGTTATTCCCTAACTTAACATCTATTTGCTTTTTATAGGGGTTTGAGTTTATTACGTTCTTTATTGTTCTACTTGAATAAAGTGATTGCAATGTCATTATACAATTAGCAACAAAGACCTCCGTAAATGCTCCCGTTACATTACCACCCCCGTTAAACCTAATATAAAGAGTTCCATCAGCAGGAGCCGGCACGCTTTCTATTGATATAGCCTGTGGGTCAGTTGTCAGAGTTCCTTCAAGCCTGTATGGACTATCGTTATTGCTTGGGTTGTATAACCATTTAGCATCTTCCCCTATCTTTTTTGTGTACCTCCATGTGTTACCACTACCTACATCAATGTATATCTGTAAGTTCATCCATCCCGGACTGCCACCACCTGTTAAAGCAGCAAAGTCAAAAGATAAAATAACCTTATCCGATTGGTCAATAAGTACCCCTGTAGATGTTATCTGTGTCGGGTCGGTACCAGGTGATACTACATTACCTGTTAACTGCAATCCTGTGATATTGCGATATGTTTGCCTTTCTATTTTACCTATTGCTGATTCGAGTGTATAAGTCCAGTTATCGGGTATTCCGGTGATAGCCGGCATACCGTATGGAGTTAATTTACTGAAATCGCCATTTATCAATTTATTAAAGCAGTAGCTTAATTCACCCGTAACCTCCACCTGTGGGAATCCCTTTGTCAGTATCTTAACTTGACTATTTTGAACAAAGTAAAATGGAGTTACAGAATCGTTGATATAAGGCTGAATGGTGTAATTTATAGACTTGTTAAATGTGGTATCGGGGTCAGTATCTTGATTGGTTTGAAATACCCGAATAGTATCGGATGCCCTTTCATTTACGGAAGTTATCCACCATTCCCCACCCGACTGAAATATTTGCGCACCAAAAGCAGTACAAATAATTTCCAATATCTCATAGCAATTTATATATGAACTTACCCCCGATTGCCAGTTGCATTGTGTAACGTACATCTGTCGCAGGGCATTGTTGGCTTCAGTTAACTGCGATGTGTAGTAATTGACTGCAAAATTAACTTTATATCCCCCTGGATAAAGAAGGTAAGTTAGACAGTTGTTTATGGTTTTAACAATACTTTCAGTACTTGTAAGCAGCGGAACACCGGGCAGGTAGTTAACGGATTTTAACAAGGCAATGGCATCCACGCAAAGAATATCTACGATAGTTCTACCCGTTGTAAAAGGTAGAGTAATGTTATCCATTAAGATAAACCCCTGCCATATAAAATAAGCCGTTCCTTGCGCATAAAACCGCACATGATACTTTCTGTCATCTGTAGAAAGAAAGTCCGGCCACGGCCCTGTAAATTCCGTAAAATCGGCTCTAATTGTAAATGTTGTCGGAAGCACCGGCTGAAACGGATCATCGCCGGAAGCAAGGCAATCAAGTACAAAAGGATTCACGGATGCCCCTATAGGATAAACCGTTCCCCCTGTGTAGCCTTTCTCCCAAATTTCAGCCGTGAAAGTTAACCCCGACTTGCCAATGGCTTGTAAAGTATATTTCTTCCCGTATGCAGGTGGTACTACTGCTGGTGGTATTTCAACAGGATCGCTTCCGGTACAAGTATCACCTTCGGTTGCGGTACTGAAATTAGGTGGAGGGGTCGGGATGCCGCCTATAAGAATGTGTGCCGTATAATCCCGGTCAACATCCATACAATACCCTGTATCAAAGTTTAACCTTGCAGTATTGTAACCAACTTCCACATCATCGCCACCGCAATCGACAAACGTGTAATATACAAAGCCGTCATCGGAAGCATCCAAATCGGCCTGTATTACATCAATAACTAATCTTTTACATGGCATAGGTTATGCGCTTAATGCTCTAAATGTATTCGTTCTACTTTGTGAAAGCCATATATCGTTACCTCTCACTACACCCTCCACCACTACCCTACTATTT